AATAAAAACACTAACTCAGTATCCTTTGGTAGTGCTGTTCTAATATGTATGTACTTACTATACTCAGGGTAGTCCCAAAACCTACCTTTAGCTTCAAGTAAAATAGTTTTACCATCAATTACTTTAACGAAGTCTGGCTCATATTTATGTTTAACAATGTAATCATACAGTTCCCAATGATGTTCCCAATCTTTAAGAACTGTCTCATGTAGTTTAACTTCCCATAAACTATCATAACCTTTAGGTACACCTGTTTTTTTAGGTCTCGGTTTACGAGGTTTTCTAAATCCTACCATTACAGTACAAGCCTAGATGAGTCATAGTTCTTAACTAACTTCCAGTAAGTTAACATAGCATTAAACATTCCTAAGTGTTTGCTTTGTGATTCTCTGTCCCAAACAAACGGAAGTATAAGACCTGTATCTTTTCTGTCTACAAAGATAGATACTCGTTCAACATCATCAAAGCCACAGCCTTGAGCATATGCTGACAACTGCATTCCGTGTTCATCAAACACTAACTTAGCTGGGTCTTTTCCTTTTAAGTTATCTTTGGTTTTAAAGTCTACAAATATTCCTGACTTAGAATACAAGTCTATCTTCCCACCATAACCTGCATCAGCACAGAAAGAATCTTCTGCTATCCACTCTTCATTAGGAAAAGTTTCATCTAAATATTTCTTGATTGCTTTGTAAGGTTTAGTTTTAGTTTTACCTAAGAAACCTTTCTCAATCATACCATGTATCTTTGTCCCTTGCTGGGCAGCTTGGATACCTACTTGTTTAGAATCTGTTTGGCATCTGTAATAAAAAGACTCAATCGTTTCGTCCTCTCCTTGTTCTAAAGTAAGGAAAGAATTAAGTAATTGTTTTTGTTTCCAAGTCTCTAAAGATGGCTTGGCTATAAGACCCATGATAGTTGTGACAGACGGAACTAACCCTAAAGACTTAGCATCTCTGAGTGTAGTGTTTCTTTCTTTACCATTAGCACCTATGATAGTATACATAGGCTCACCCTCTTGGGTATACCAGTGTCCTGATTCAGACTTAAACTTATTATAGTTGTCCGTTACCAAGTTGTCAAGCTGTTTCTTTTTCATTTTGTTCCTCTGTTATACTTTCAATTAATTTGATAGCATCTTTTATATTTATTTTAAACCATTCACCGTTTTGTTGTAAAGCTTTTTTACTACATAGTTTATGTGCTTGTGATTCAGCAATTCTTCTATTATTAAATTGTTTTTTATATTCCAATTTATAATCTCTCATAGGAGAAGATGTTTGATATTGATTACATCTATCGTTAGCATCCACAGCCATACCAACTTTAACCCAACCCTTCCATGCAGGATTTGTTATAAGATAAACATGACCTCCAGTTGACTTTTCATAATTGGATAAAGATGAAAAAGCTGCTCCTTCAAAAGTTTTATAACGTCCGGGTTTATAAAGTGGGTGTGTTTTTGGTACGTACTTATTATTAACATACATTCTACGTGAATTATGAATAGGACTATACTTAGGATTCCTTTCGCTATTGTAATTTTTTCTACAAGATTTACATATAACATCTAGCCCGTCTGTTTGTGAGTTGTTTTTATACCAATCTTCAACAGATTTATTTGTGTTACATGATGTGCAAAATTTATTAATGTGTTTCACTCCAATCTCCTCCTATTTTATATTCACCATCAAGAGGACATCTCATATTAAAATGTTCTCCTGCCTGTTTTAAACTATCCACTGCAAGTTGTCCTACTTTGTTAGCATTACATTCTGGTACTTCAATCTGCCATTCGTCATGAATGTTAGCTACAAACTTATGTGGTACACCAGTTATCTTAAGTCTCGCTTCAAGTATCTCCAATGCTTTCTTCATTACAATAGCACCACCACCCTGTAGTAAACTATTTAATGCAGCATGTTCGTGTCGTATATAAATCTTACGACCATCTATACCCATTAAGTATCCTCGTTTTGCAGCTCCTTGTACTTTGTCCTTAAGAGTTTTAAATGTGGGGAGATTATCGAGAAAGCGTTCTTTAAGTTCTTTACCTTGCTTTCTTGATCCTCCAACCACACTCCCAATCTTTTCATCTCCTGCTCCGTATACGAGGGCATAGATGAAAGTCTTTGCTGTATCTCGTGATTCAAGTCCTGCAAGTTTTTGATTAGTTGTGTGTATGTCTCCGTTGACCACTTCATGTATGTACTCCTGATCGTTCATATAGTGTGCTAACATTCTAAGTTCTAGTCCTGAAGCATCCACTCCAAGTAAAACATTACCTTCGTCTACAGTCCAACAAGCTCTACACTCTTTACCAAATGGACTATATACTGCTGGTATCTGAGCCATGTTAGGATGATTGTGGGACATACGACCAGTAATAGTTCCGTTAGGAATGACTGAACCATGTACTCGACCATCATCTTCTAGTGCATCCAACCATGATTGTATCTGAGCAATACGCTTTTGATACAGCAGGAAGTCTGCAATTAATTTTGCTTCATGTATGTGGGTAATTTTTTTAAGTGTACCCTCGTCTACAATCGGCTGACCTGTAGGTGTAAAACGTTTAGGTTTCCAACCTACCTCAACAAGATACTCACCAATCTGTTTACGACTACCTAAGTTAAACTCTTTAAGTTCTTGTCGCATAAATGGTTTGTAGTTTTTTGTAGCTATACAGTTATCATATTCTTCAGGTCGTAATCCTGACTTAGATAACTCACCATCTTTCTTGAACTTAGGTACAACTAGTTTTACATCAACCATTCTAGGTTTGAATGTTCGTTGTACTTCCTCGACTATTTCATTCATCTTAGTTTTAAGTTCAGCCAGTAAAGTTGTAGCCTGTCGTTCGTCAAACTTAAACCCATTGTTTTCTTGATCAGACATTATCCGAGCAACTCTGTGTTCAAGATCAATTGACTGTTGACTAAAACCCACTTGTTCATTGAGTAATGTATAGTAAACTAATTCATTTAGTTTAACATCGTTGATACAATACTCGAGCATCTGTGGTGTATACTCATCAAAGTCTATAGGTTGTTCTTGTTTTGCAAAGTTTACCCGATAACCCCACGTCTTTAAACTGTGTCCGTTTTCTCGGATAGGTTTAAACAACCTAGACATAACAAGAGTATCTTCAATGTTCTTGTGATATAAATCTACACCAGTTAGTTTCTTAATAACATCTAGATCAAAGCGTAAGATGTTGTGTCCGATTAGTGTATCGGCATTGCTAAGAAACTCTAAACCTTCTTCAAGTTTGTCGGGTGTAAAAGCATGTACCTCACCACCAACTTCTTTGGCTACAATACAATGTAGCTTTGTTGGTTTGAGACCATCACATTCTATATCAAATATAATTTTAGAATTCTGTGTTGTCAAATGTTTCCTCCTCTGATAACTCAAAGAGCCTACCAGTTTCGTTGTTGTAACGTAAGCTACAGGCTAGTCCAGTATCACCTGTGTATCTTGATTTAAGTACACGTACCTTCGTAGTGTTAGCTTCGTCTTGATTCTCTGCTTGTTGATTACGTTCTAGTGCAATCACACAATCAGATAGTTGTGCTATTCCTGCTGAACCTTTGAGGTGTGACAGAGATACTTCAATCCCTTGCTCATGTCCTTTATCACCTGATGCTCTACGTAAGTGAGAGACTAGTATCATACCTACCCCTGTTTCTTCAACAAGACTACGCAATCTATTCATCAGTGAATCAATACCTCTACGTTCATCACCTTCACCCATGACATTGACTAACATATGTAGATGATCTACAACCACCCACTTACATTCACAGCCTACAATAATATATCGTAGCTTAGAAAATACTTCATCAATATCTGTGACACCAAGATGGGCATGGATAAACACACGACCTTTGGGTATGACTTTATCAAACAGATTAGTTAGTTGTTCTTCACTGTACTGTTCTCGTCTCTCGTTAAGATACACTCGATCATTAGCTTCAATGGATATAATACCATCAGCAGTTCGTAACCAGTTCTCTTCAAGAGCTACAATACCTACGTTGTCTTCAGTATTTTTAATGAGCCAATGTTCAAGCTCACGAGTAACACTAGACTTACCTAGTCCTGTGCCACCTGTCAGAGTTACTAGCTCACCTTTACGCATACCAAATAGTTTCTTGTTGAGACCTTCCCAAGGATAAGCTATGCTCTCCTTCGTTTCTCGGTGTAACCACTCAGACTTTTTAGCAGACAAGTCCATGATACCTGATGGTGTATAAGTTCTAGCTTCCCACCATGCAGACATGAAGTCTTGAAACTTCTTTTGTCTAAGCATATCGTTAGCATCTTTACAACCATTAGGTAGTGTAACTATCTTAGCCTTGCCGGGTTTTAATATACGAGCAACCTTTCTAGCTGCTTCTTTACCTGCCTTGTCATTATCAAAACATAATACTACATTCTCAAATGATTCAACAAACTCAATGCTTTCTCGTATATCTTTAACAGCACCTGATGCACCACGCTTTAACGAGACACATGCCCACTTTGACTGCATCAATTCATAAGCAGCCATAGCATCACACTCACCTTCAACAATTGTTAGATACTTACCACCAGTATTTCGGAACAACTGTTCCCCAAATAAACCAGTGCCTTCATACGTACCTGCAAATGCAAAGTTCTTGTTGTCTACAAAACGTGTCTTAGTCCCAACCACTTCGTTACCATTAAAGAATGGATAGATGTGTTGAGATACTTTGTTATCTGTACTTACTACTCGTCTTACTCCATACTTCTTAGCTGTGTCTTCAGAAATACACCTGTCTGTAAGAGCACCAAAGCTACCAGTATATGTGTTAAGAAAAGTATTACTTACTTTAGGTTTAGGATTTGTGTCCATAATTTTACCATCACAAGCATCAATATAATTAGGAAAGTGTGTCTCACAGCTAAAGCAATGAGCAGACTTGTCCTCGTTCATAGACACAGGGTCAGAGCCACCACATGAAGGGCAGGGTAATTTGTGTCGTACGAATTTACTTTGTTCTTGCATTCTATCTCCTTTAGAAAAGTGGCTAGGCTTTTACACCTAGCCGAGTTATTTATTTTGAAGATTCTTTGTCAGTCTCTTCGGCTGGTTCGACTATAGCTTCGTCTCTACCCTTGAGTAACTCTTCCAAGTTAGCTCGATGGGTACGACTAGCAAAGTCTAAGGCTTCAATGACAACCTGTAGGTTACCAACCTTTTGTACAATAACAGTTGCTTCTTGCTTTACTGCATCATCAGTAATGTTATTGACATCAAAGTTGGTAGTACCATCATCATTGTTGATAGTAATGATCATTAGAATTCCTCTCCATCGGATAAGAATTCATCACCATCACCATTCTTGTAAGGCACAAGATCGGTAATCATTACTGCCTGTAAATCTAATCCTGTGTAAGGACCAAACTTACCTTCGCCACTGTATTCGTTGTACTGGACTTTAATCTTTGATCCATTACCAACAGCAGTTGTGACTTCCTGCTTCTCAGCATTCATCAAACGAGGTGCAGGTCTAACCATTCCGTTAGGTCCATTTACTTTACGTTTGATTATAACAGCAGGACCTTCATCCATCTGTTTTACTTTGTGTCCACGAGATGCAAACTCGTTTGCTGTCTCATCATCAACCACTAAGTTGACTGTGTACACGGGTTCAAATGTCGTATTGGGTGTCGTTATACTAGCCCAGTACGCTGTTCCTTCTAATATTGCCATATGCGTTTCCTCCTTTATAGCGTTGTTGTGAAGTTGGAAGGGTTGTGAGTAGCTACCCTAGAAGCCACAGCATTAGCTGCACCAAACCATCTGTTCAATTGGAGATAGAGGGCTTGATATGTTTGGTTACTCATTGTGATACAGAGTATAACAGAATCAGTCTTGAATGTCAAGCAATATTTCTTCCATACTTATCACAGGGTTTTCAAATAAAGTAACTAAGAAATTTTCTCCATCTTTCTTTACTTCATAAGCTGCTTTACTTTCATAAAATTGTTCATAGTTTTCAGCTACATAAGCTTCAAACTTTCTTAGTTCATTTCTGTCAAAGATAGCTGTCTCTCCTTCAGCCATCATCCGTTCGTATATATAATTCATGCAACCTCCTGTGTTGTCCACCATATAGGCTTAGTTCTATTACGTTCCCATTTGGCATAGTGTTTTTCGTTAATGCAGTAATCACGATAAGCAGTGATAGCATCCTCATTTTTATACTCCTCAGGCATAGCCTGTGCTAGTGGTGTTAGACTTGTATGTGTAATGTTGTCAGGCATCTTACTCAATGGTTCTTCTAGCTTGACAACACTTGCATGTTTTCTACCATACCTATACTCATACTCTGAACCTAATGCTAAGAAGTGTCGATACAACCATGAGTAGTTAGAGCTAGATTCTCTAGCCCATATAGTACATGGGTGATTCCAGTATGCACGTTTGTAAAGTCCATTAGCATCTGCGTACTCATCACCATCTAGTTCTCGGTG